GCAAAAATACCGCGCCCGCATTACAGCGCAACAGTGATCTATTGGCATCGCGTGTTCTGTCTGATCGTGAGATACCATTTATCAACGAGCGCATTTTTAGATATGACGCGCACGGCGAACTAATCAACGACACCCACTTGGCAAACCTAGTCAAGATTGCACAATTAAACGAGGGTTGCACGTTTGCTTTATGGACTAAGCGTAACGATCTAGTTGCTAAGTATTTCAAGGATAACGCAAAACCCACTAACTTGATTCTGATCTATTCAAACCCTAAAATTGACCGCGTCATGGCAAAGCCGCCTAAACACTTCGACAGAACCTTTAATAACGTTTCCAAGGGTTCAACAGTAGAGCAGAACTGCACCGGTCAAAAATGCTTAGACTGCCAATTGTGCTACACTGTCGGCGGTACTGATACAATTATTGAAGCCGTAAAGTAGAGCTTTAACCCTAGGGCATCTAATGGTGCTCATGGGCTAGCGCTTTTGCTAGGTTACCAGAGGGTTTATCATGTTAGTGTTCAACTATCCAAGTAAAAAAGTGCTTAAAGAAAACGTGGGCAAGCCGTTGCGCTATATTGAAACCAGCGTATTCGGTGCGGAGTATTTGCGTGATGGTTTCTTGACAGGTGCGAATAGACCGCATATCACCGGACAAGGGCGAGAGTTCTTTGCTCGTGTTAAAATGAAGGATGGTTTGATTGACAAAGTAGAATGAGAGGGTTTAAAAATGACTAAAAACGAATTTATGATGTTATGCTATGAACACCTAATTGACCCGCAATGCGCGCTTGAAGATGAAAACCTGCGGCAAGCGGTAGCGGATAAAAACTGGGAGCTTGTTCGTTATATAATCATGTATGGCTTTTGAGAGGGTTAACCATAGGGCGCGTGTGTGCCCCTTGGCTAGCGCTTTTGCTAGGTTTGATGGAGCTAACAGAATGACCATTTTAAAGTACCGTGAATTTTACATCGTAACCCGCCGTAATGGGGTGGTTGATCTAGTCAACCCACACACGGAGCGTGCGCGTGCGGTTAAGAGTGTGTTCGCCGCTAAGTGGCGTGTGGGGCGTGCACAGAATTTGGCAACTAAGGTAAGGGGTTTAGTATGACTTACGTCAATGATATGGATAGCACTTGTGCGGCAGTCATCAAGACTGCTAGAGGTTTCGTTGTGTGCTTTATTGAAATCCACCACTATGCGTTTAATGGTATTGCGGAAAGCCGTGTCTATAAGGATGAAAAAGAAGCTAACCGAAAAGCCTATGACTGGGTTGAGGGTGTTATAACAACTGAGGAGATTTAACCATGAATGACTATGTAGGCGAAGAGCTTGCCGATTACATTGCCAATTATGTAAATGAGCTGGTGATGTCAGGCAAAACCGTGGACAAGTTCGCAATCATGGGCGCGTATGTTGCGTTCGTTGATAGTGAGTGCGAGCAACTACTTAAGGAGATTAAAAATGCACGAGTATGACGTAGAGGCTATGGAAGCCGCTGAAGATAGAGGCGCTGAACAATATGACATTGACAAAGACAGGGAACTGCTGGAGGCGTTAGAGTTGGCAGATATTGTGCGTAAACAAATGGAGGTGATTAACCATGCTGGATGAACTTATTTTACAAAGTGCTGGACGCTTCGTTACTGTCGTGTTCGAGAAGAAAGACGGAACGTTGCGAACCCTCACTGGTCGGTTAGGTGTTACGAAGCATTTAAAGGGTGGTAGAAGCACTTTAAACGCTGACCAATACATCACCATATACGACATGGTGAACAAGGGCTACAGGGCGGTAAATCGTGACACTATCCGTTCTGTCACTATCAACCACCAGACACATGACTGAGTGGATTATAACAGTGGGGTTTGCTGTAGCTTTGTGGCTGGAGCAAATCTCACGCTTTTTAAACGGGGGTTAGTATATGTATGAGATTCGAACCATCTGGACTAACAAGGTAGTCTACAGGACAACGGAGCGAGGTAATGCGTTGCATTGGCTCGAAGAGAATAACGATCCCATTATTTTTAAGTTGGTGCGTGTTAAATGAAGGTAGTTGTGGTATACTGTTTAATGCTCGTTGCTATCTATGTGTATGCTGAGGTGCATAGAGCAGACATAATCTCAAAGTACGAAAGGATTAACCAATGAGATGCCAATGTTGTAATGTAATTTTAACACCATTTGAAGCCACGATAAAGAAAGTTAGCGACAATAGCTTTCTTGATATGTGTGAGAAGTGCTTCAGCTATGTAGCCGATGAGGTTAAGGTGTTAACACGCGAAGACTTGAGAGAGGAAGTTGGCATAGATGTTGCTAACTATATAGATACAGAGGATAATAAGGATAACTATGAATAAAGCACTAGAGGGGACTTATAACTTAGAATCACTAGAGGGAGATATAGGTGTCTACTTACACCCTCTAGCGGAATCTAGTTATCACTATACCTTATTAGACGCCTACGAGTTGATACTAGCGATTGGCTTCGATCAATTCCTAGAGGCACTGTACAAGGACAAGAAAGGTAGGTCGCTCACCATCGAAGAGAAGGAGGCGATACAAACCCTGCATGAAAGATGGGAGCTTTAATGGCATTCAAGAAGATACATCAGAGCTGCCCTGATTGTGGTGGCAGTGACCCTCTAGCAGTTAACGAAGATGGCAGTACAAAGTGCTTCAACTGCGGAACCTACAGAAGGGACGCTATCGATCTCTCGGGTCTAGTTGATACCCAGCTATCACCCGAGGCTAGAAAACCCGTTGTAGGGCGTTCTGATGCGTTTGTAGGGGGTTTTCCAGCGCGTAGGCTCACCACTTACACCATGCGTACCTACGAAGTGGAGCAAACCACTGATGGGGAGGTGTTATTTCCCTACCACGACAAGGCAGGGGAGGTGGTGGCTTACAAGGTGCGAAGTCCAGAGAAAACTTTCAAGGTCGAGGGCGACTGGAAGTCATCGACGCTGTTCGGTCAGAGTCGGTTCAGCAAGGGAGGTAAGGTAGTCACCTTGTGCGAGGGTGAGTTTGATGCGCTAGCGGTTTATCAAATGACAGGGATGCCTGCTGTTAGTGTGCGCAGTGGTGCTCAGGGTGCGCTGTCCGACTGTAAGGCAGTGTTTGAGTGGGTTGATTCGTTCGACAAGGTGGTCATTTGCTTTGACAACGACGAGCCGGGGAAGGAGGCAACGAAGAAGGTAGCCGAGCTGTTCGGTTCAAAAGCGTGTATGTTTCGCCACATCGTTGACCACAAGGATGCGTGCGATTGGCTGATGAACAAGAGTGAGGTGCAGTTTAACGAGTCGTGGAAGGGTGCGGATGCGTACAAACCAGAGGGCATCGTCACTGTAACCGACATCAAGCATAGGTTGCTAGCCCCACCAGTGGCAGGTGTGCCGTGGTGCTTTGACACCCTCACTGACCTAACCTATGGGCGCAGGAAAGGAGAGCTGTATGCGTTCGGTGCTGGTGTTGGTGTCGGTAAGACTGACGTGTTCACACAGCAGATAGCGTATGACATTGACAAGCTAGGGCTACGGGTAGGGGTTATCTACCTAGAGCAGAACGTGGTGGAGACAAGTCAGCGTGTGATGGGTAAGCTGGACAAGAAGCTATACCATGTGCCCGATGCAAGCTGGACGAGGGAGGAGTATGAGGAGAGTGTTGACAGGCTAGAGGCACGAGATCAACTGTACATGATGGAGCATTTCGGTGCGATGGGGTGGCGTAGTATCAAGAACATCATCAAGTTTTTTAACAAGGCTTATGACATTGACCACATCTACCTCGACCACCTCACTGCACTGTCAGCTAATGAGCAGGACGAGAGGCGTGCGCTAGACGGTATCATGGCAGACATGGCATCGCTGGCACAGGAGCTAGGCATCATCATCCACTTCATCAGTCACCTAACCAAACCAGAGGGTAAGAGCCACGAGGAAGGAGGCAGGGTTATGGAGAAGCACTTCACGGGTAGCCGAGCCATTGCACGTTGGAGCCACTATATGTTTGGGTTGGAGCGTAACAAGCAACACACTGACCCCGTTAAGCGGCAGACGACAACGTTCAGGGTGCTGAAGGATCGGTTTACTGGGCGTGCGACTGGTGTTAAATTTGGCTTGACATACAATCAAAAGAATGGTATACTGTCGGAATCAACTATCTTGATGGAGGATGATAACCTATGAAACAGTGGAGAGTTGAGTTTGGTACTAACCACGTTTATGTTGATGCTGAAACAGAAGAGGGCGCTATTGATGCAGCTTTCTTAGAGATTGGTTATGACCCTGATGATGAGCTTATTGCCTATTGCGAGGATGAAGATGGTTGAGCAGGTAATCGTAGGCGCTACGGGTTTGGGTTACCTAACAGTCGGAATCCTCCAATGGGTTAAGGGTGAAGGCGCTAACGGTATGATATGGATTGGCTACGCATTTGCACAGGTGGGATTATGGTTAAACTTGAAGTGATTGAGCAGTACGGGTATAATGAGCAGGGCATCTGCATCAACCCCTTTGGCATCAAGCCTGAGTGGGTGCAGAAACTAGCCCACCGTATTCGTTGTAACCACATTGTAACTACGGCAGAGGAGGCGTTGTTTTGACTGATAAGGTTAGTGGTGACGGGACTGCCTACGTTGACCACGACTACTACTGGAGACCGCTAGAGACAGCACCGCATGGGGTTAAGCTACAGCTACTAAGTATTTATGGCGTGGCTGCTCATGGGTTGCTATCTCCTGCTATAATTGAAGATGGGTTCTGGATTGGCTGGACACCCTTACCTAAACTTAAGAAGGAAAAGAATGACAATTGACAACATTGCTTTGTGGCATAAGCGTGCTCGTCCTAAGCCAACAGAGAAAGACTTTAACGTGCAGCTAGGCTGTCACATAGAGGAGTTCACTGAGATGCTAGATGCGCTTGGTATTGACTTTAACACACAGAAGCTAGCTGAGATGTATGAATACTTGGACGAGCTAGCCGATGGGTTGAAGAAGGGCTACATCAACACCTTTTACATGGATAAACCAGCACTGTTAGATGCACTTGCTGACCAGATTGTTACGGCAGTCGGTGTCGGTGTGTGTGCGAAGATGAACATGACTAAGGCAGTGGAAGAGGTTAACCAAAGCAATTGGAGTAAGTTTGATTACAAGGGCTTCCCGGACTATGACAAGTATGGGAAGGTGAAGAAGGGTGAGAACTATAAGCCACCACAATTGGAAGGTATGTAGTGATGAAAGATGTAACAGAAACACTAGACGCACGAGGTAATCGCTACGGTGAGTATGTAAACGTGTCGGCAACATCGCAAACACTCAAAGAGGACTTGCGTTTGGGTGTTAGTTGGGATAAAATGGAACCCTATATGCAGGAGAGCTTGGACTTAATCTGTAACAAGCTAGCCCGTATAGTTAATGGCGACCCATTCTATGACGACAGTTGGCACGATGTAGGTGGTTACGCTAAACTAGTGGAGATTGAACTTGCGAAAGGAAAGTGATGGACTTAGTTCTCGACATCGAGACAGACAGCAAGCATAGCCAGATATGGATGTGCTATACCCA